TACTTTACTACTTTATGATGCAGCAACAGCTGGTGCAGCAGCAGCTGGTAATTTAGTGGCTACTTATAATTATGGAACTGAAGGATTAGAAGTTTATGTTCCAGGTTCTGGTATTTTATTTAAAAATGGAATAGTATTTAATTTAGCCGGAACAAGTGGAAGCGTTACTTTAACTATAACTGGCGGATAAGGTTTTTACATGGCGACTATTACTTATACAGTTACGGTTGCAACTGGTACTAACCAATATAGTGCAAATCAAAACAAGTATTATATTAATGGTACGGTTAGCCCAACTATTCAGTTACAAGAAGGTAACACTTATATCTTTGACACTTCTGATAATACAAACCTTACTCACGTTTTTGCATTTTCTACAAATCCAAATAACTCACCAGCAGCACCTTATACAACAGGTGTAACTACTACAGGTGTATCTGGAAATGCAGGATCAAATACAACAATTATAGTAGGAAACACAACTACAACTGCAGATCAAACTGTACCTCCATTATTTTATTATTGTACAGCTCACGTTGGCATGGGTGGTTCAGCACCTACACTTACTCAATCTTCTGGAATATCTAATAAATTTAATCCAGCAATAGATGACATTATAGAAGAAGCTTTTGAAAGAACTAATATAAGAGGAACTAGAACAGGTTATCAATTAAGATCTGCAAGAAGATCTTTAAATATAATGTTTCAAGAATGGGAAAACAGAGGAGTTCATTTATGGAAAGTAAAATTAGCTAAAGTACCTTTAATTTTAGGTCAAGCAGAATATAGTTTTGCAACAGATTCTATAAATTTTCCAAGTGATATGAGTGATATGTTAGAAGCATATTATAGAAATAATTCTACAACAACAGCACCTCAAGATATTGCATTAACTCAAATTAGTAGATCACAATATAATGCAACACCAAATAAATTAACACAAGGGACACCTTCTCAATTTTATGTAGAAAGAAAAATTAATCCAAGCATATTTTTATATGCTACACCCAATTCAAGTGTATCAAGCACGACTACACCAAGTAGTTTTCAATTTTGTTTTTATTATTTATCTAAAATAGAAAACCCAGGTGCATATACAAATGTTTCTGATGTAGTAAATAGATTTTATCCATGCATGATGTCAGGTCTTGCATATTATTTAAGTATGAAATTTTCTCCAGAAAGAACTTTAGATCTTGAAAGAATTTATGAAAGTGAAATGTTAAGAGCATTAGATGCAGACAACCAAGGTACATCTACATTTATTTCTCCACAAACATTTTATGGTGATGGAGTAATGTCATAATGGGAGTTTTTGCTAGAGGTAAAAGAGCACTATCTATTTCCGATAGATCAGGACTAAGATTTCCATATACAGAAATGGTTAGGGAATGGAATGGATCTTTAGTTCATTACTCAGAGTATGAACCAAAGCAACCACAACTTGAACCTAAACCAGTTGGTAATGATCCACAAGCATTACAAAACCCTAGAGTTCAAGCTGAGTCTACAGCTCAATTAATTTTATTAGATAATAATCCTTTTGAAATTATTATTTCAGGGGGTAACACTTATGTAAATGTTTATTCTTTAGATCATCAAAGAAAAGCTGATAGTAAAGTTAGATTAAGAGGAGCACCTTTAGTAACTTCAAGTGGAACTGGTGGACCCGACTCTTATAATTTACAATCTTATAATGTTATACCAGACATTTCAGGTGTAACAGATATTGATTCTGCCAATGGTTTTACAATTCAATTAGGTAAAATAGATGCAGCAGGAAATGTAACTGGTAATACTACAAGCGATGTGTTAACTAATCCTATTAGTTACTTTTATTTTCAAAGTGCTGATGCTGCTACTACTAGTGGAGTTAAAGGTGGTGGTTCAGGATGTTCAGCAGGACCAGTAACATTGGAGGCATTATAATATGGCATACACTTTAGCAAATTTAAGAACAGATATTAGAGGATACACAGAAGTATCAGATACAGTTTTAACTGATTCTGTTTTAACAACAATTATTAAAAATACAGAAAATCAAATTTTAAGAGCGGTCCCTACAGATCAAAATGCTCACTACGCAACTTCAACTTTAATTGTAGGAAATAGATATGTAACTATTCCTGCTGATTTAAGATCTATTAATTATGTTCAACTTAAAGATACAGCAGGCAATCAATTTTTTTTAGAACAAAGAGATCCTAGTTTTATGGCAGAATACTATTCTAAACCAGATACTGCAGCCGTAGATATTCCAAAATATTATGGTAATTGGGATGAAGAATTTTGGGTTGTAGCACCTACACCTAATCAAACATACGCTATAACATTAGCTTATAATAAAGAGGCACCAAGTATTACTTTAACAACTCCAGTAGATTATTCTACTTTAGGAACTTATTTATCTAATAAATATCAAGACTTGCTTTTATATGGATGTTTGGTAAATACATATGGATACTTGAAAGGTCCGACAGATATGATACAATACTACCAAGGGCAATATGAAAACGCTCTTACAACGTATGGAACTGAACAAATTGGTTACAGACGCAGAGATGAATATGAAGATGGCATGATTCGTCAACAATTAAAATCAAAACCACCATCTAGTTACGGAACAAATTAATTAAGGAGAAAAAAATATGGCAAACGTAGTACCTTATGCTTTTAAACAAGGGATCCTAAAAGGACAGCATGATCTATCTCAGAATAATGCGTATTATCTCGCTCTGTATACTACTGCAACACCTTACACAGTAAATGATTCTGTTTATTCTTCTGCTGTAGCCAATCAAGTTGGTACAGTTGGAACGGCATATACAACAAATGGTTTAACTGCAGGTCAAGGAGTAGTGGCACAAACTGGAGATTATACAACAGTAGATTTTACAACTGATCCTACATGGACAAGTTCTACAATCACAGCAAGAACAGGTGTATTATATAAATATGTAGCACCTGGTGGAACAACAGCTGACCAATATCTAGTAGCAATTTTAGATTTTGGTGGTGACATTACTTCTACAGCTGGTGATTTTAAAGTTACTTTCCCAAGTGCAACAGCAGGAAGTCCTTCAGGATCTGGCGCTTTATTAAGTATAACTGGAAACCCATAGGAATATTTAATGGCTTTAGTATTAAATGACAGAGTAAAAGAAACTAGTACAACAACAGGTACAGGCACGTTAGATCTTGCCGGTGCTTCAGTTGGTTTTGTAACTTTTGTTGCAGGAATTGGTAATAGTAATACAACTTACTATGCTATCAACGCTCAAGGTACAAGTAATTGGGAAGTTGGTATTGGTACAGTAACTGATGCAACACCTGACACTCTTGCAAGAACTACAGTTTTAAATAATTCTTTAGGAACTACAGCTAAAATTAATTTTTCAGGCACTTTAGATGTATTTTGTACAATGCCTGCAAGTAAGTCTGTCTACTTAGATTCGACAGGAACACCAGTAGGAGCAGCGTCAGCTGGCTTTGCATTAGCAATGGCCGTGGCGTTATAAATAGGAAAAAAATATGGCACAAGATTTTAGAAATGATTTACAATCCGCGGTTGGAACATCACCTGTAAACTTAATTGTTGCAGGAGATTACGATGCAGTAATTGGAATTAGAGTTTGTAATATTTTAACTTCTACAGTTGAAGTTGATGTTTACATAACTAATAGTGGAAACAAATACATCGCCAAAGGTGTTGTAATTCCACCAAACTCTGCAATCGAATTAATTCAAGGTGGTGCAAAAATTGTTTTAAAAAATGGCGATACATTAAGTGCAGTTTCAAATACAGCTTCGTCTGTAGATATTGTTACTTCTTATATTGACACAATTAGTTCGTAGGAGGAATTATGACAGCAGTAGTAAACGGTATTCAATATATCGGAGGGCAAACCTCTCCCAATGAATTTATAAATAATCAAGCGCAAACCATTGATGGTACGCAAACAATTGAAAGTGCAGTTTTAGCTGGACCTATCACTATTCCTGCAACTATAACAGTAACGGGGACTTTAGTAATAGTATAATGTCAAAAATAGAAGTAGATGCAATA